TTGCCGGGTGTCGCGCCGGGCTTGTCAGGATCGACGAGCCTGTCAGGTCAAGGCAGGACGCGGACTCTGAATTGATCCGTGATCGTATCTGGGAATGGTACATCAACGATTTCAGGACGCGTCTCGTTCCTGGTGCGCCAGAGATATTGATTCAAACGCGCTGGCATGAGGACGATCTCGCCGGGCGCGCGTTGCAGCACAACGACTGGAAGGTTGTTTGTCTGCCTGCTGAGGCCGAAGCAGAAGACCCGCTTGGCCGCGAGGTTGGCGAGTTTTTGTGGGCTGATGGCGATTATGGCTATGCCGAGCAGCTTGCCGAACTGAAAAAGACAACACCGGCACGAACGTGGTCTGCGCTCTACCAGCAGCGGCCAGCCCCGGAAGAGGGCGACTATTTCAAGTCGGAATGGCTGAAGCCTTACACCAAGGCTCCGCCGCTCGACACGATGCGCGTCTACGGCGGCAGTGACTATGCGGTGACAGCGGACGGCGGCGATTACACCGTCCACGCTGTTGTCGGCCTTGATCCCGAGGGGCGGATGTACCTCCTCGATCTATGGCGCAAGCAAGCGGCCTCGGATGTGTGGGTTGAGGCGTTCTGCGATCTCGTCCTGCAATGGAAGCCCATGTCTTGGGCCGAGGAACAGGGCCAGATTAAATCAGGCGTTGGTCCGTTTCTTGAGCGGCGCATGCGCGAGCGCAAGGCTTACACAGTTCGGGAGCAATTCCCGACCCGTGGCGATAAGGCCATCAGGGCGCAGTCTATGCGCGGCAGGATGGCATTGAACGGCCTGTATGTGGATTTCAATGCGCCGTGGTTTGCGGCGTTTCGTTCGGAGCTTCTGAGCTTCCCTGCTGGCAAGAACGACGATCAGGTGGATGCAATCGGCCTTGTTGGCCAGCTACTCGATCAGATGCAAGCCGGTACGGCAAAGCAGACAGTTAAGCCAAAGACCCGTGACCGCTGGGACGCGGTGTTTGACGACGATGGAGATGAATTGAATTGGAAAACGGCGTAGCTGCTGACCAGGCTTTCAAGGCTGCACTAGGGGATTGCGTATTGAAAGATATCAAGCTCGTCGCAGCTCGCTATGTGGCCGCCGTTGTAGCATCGGAGGCCGCTGCGGCAGCTTCCGCCTCCAGTTCAAGTCTGATGGCTACCTCGAAGAGGCGAGATAATTCCGATTGAGGCGGCCACTTTGGGCCAAGCTCTCGGTATTTAGCAAAATTTGTTGGGATGAGCGCCTTACTTGAGATGCGCGGCGTAAATGGCTCTTCCAGCAAATGAACCATAGTCGCATTTAGGGACTTGTTGTGCCGTTTAGCGTCTCGCTTGAGCTTCTTATGAAGGGCGGGGCCAATTCTAACTTGAAGTGCAACTGGCTTAACGCGCTTCGTGGTCTGTTTCATAAAATCCTCCTGTATCAGAATGGATAGATTCTATCATCTGTTGGGATGAAGCGGAAATTGTTTGTTGTGCCACGGGGTGCCATGGAGTGACACATTGAAAGAACTTTCAACGTAATGACTGGTGAAGCGCTGGCCGACCAAGCAACCGCCAAGAGCGGAATGCTTGATGTTGGTGATCTCTGCAGAATGTTTGAGGAAAGCGAGGATTCGTCTTACGAATCCCGCAAGCTGTCAGAGCGCGACCGTGACTACGTGGACAACAAGCAGCTCACGGCAAAAGAACTGAAGACGTTTGAAATACGCGGCCAGCCGCCGGTCATCGACAACCGCATCAAGACCAAGATCGATTATCTGGTCGGGCTTGAAAAGCAACAGCGCATTGACCCGAAGGCGCTGCCCCGCACGCCGAAGCATGAGGGCGACGCGGACGGCGCAACCGAGGCGCTGCGGTATGTGGCCGAGGAACAGGATTACGACTCCAAGCGCTCCGGTGTGTGGCGCAACATTCTGGTCGAGGGATACGGCGGCATCGGCGTGTCTGTGGCTGAGGCCATGGATTACAACGGCCAGCCTGGCATTGAGGTCCGTATCCGCCGCTATTCGTGGGATCGGCTGTTCTTCGACCCGCATTCGTCTGAAACGGATTTCTCGGACGCTGGCTATCTCGGCGCGGTCCTGTGGATGGACTACGACGATGCGCTGGCGATGTACAAGGACAACCCGGACGCTGCGAACATCCTGGATGTGACGCTCACCACGGCACCGAGCGATACCTACGACGACAAGCCGAAGCATTCGCTGTGGGCCGATAAGAAGCGCAAGCGCGTTCGCATCTGCCAGATTTGGGTCAAGCGCGACGAACAGTGGCATTTTGCCGAGTACACGAAGGGCGGCATTCTGAAGGCCGGTCCTTCGCCGCACAAGACTGACAAGGGCGAGAGCGACTGCGAGCTTTTCCTGCAATCGGCTTATTGCGACCGCGACAACAACCGCTATGGCCTCGTGCGCGAGATGATCTCGCTGCAGGACGAAATCAACAAGCGCCGGTCGAAGTCGCTGCATCTTCTGTCGGCAAATCAAACGCTGTACGAAGAAGGCGCAATCGACAATATCGAGCTGTTCCGCCGCGAGAAGGCAAAGGCGGACGGCACTATGAAGGTGGCTCCGGGTGCACTGGCTAACCAGCGTGTGCAGACCATCAGCGGCGTGGACGTTGCGACAGCGCAATTCCAGCTTTTGCAGGAATCGAAGAACGCCATTGACCTGAAGGGGCCGAACGCCACGGAAATGGGCGACAAGACGCAGGGATCGAATGCCGCGTCTGGCCGGGCCATCGTTGCCAGCCAGCAGGGCGGCATGATCCAGATCGGTGACTTGATGGACAATCTGCGCCATCTGGACCGCCGCGTGTTTCGTGCCATGTGGAACCGCATTCGCCAGTATTGGACGGCGGAGAAGTGGATTCGTGTCACGGACGACGATCAGAACGTCAAATGGGTAGGCGTCAACGTGGATCCACAGCAGATTCAGATGTTGGCCGCGCAAGACCCGCAGGCCGCACAGAAGATTGCCGGGATCGTCGGCAATGTCGCCGAGCTTGATTGCGACATCATCATTGATGAAGCGCCGGACAGCCTGTCGCCGCAGCTTGAGCAATTCCAGTCGCTTGTCGAGCTGAAGAAGTTCGATACCGAGGGCGAAATTCCATTCAAGTCGATTGTGCGGGCCGCGCCAAATCTCAAGGGCAAGCAGGCCATTCTCAACGAGATGGAGCAGCGTTCCGAGCAGAAGGCGCAGGCGAACAAGCCAGCGCAGGAATTGCAGATGCGTGGCGCGCAGGCGGAGGTCGCGGAAACCGAATCCAAGGCCGCGCTCAACATCGCCAAGGCGCATGAGGCTGGAATGCCGGACCAGGCGCAGCAGCCACAGCAGGGCCAATACGAAGCCCCAGCAGAGCTGCAGAACGCCAAGATCGTGGCGGAGATCGAAAAGCTGTTGTCCGAAGCGCGAAAGAGCGATGCGACAACGGCGAAGACCCATATGGAAACCTCGCTTGCGCCCATGCAGGCCGTACATCAGGCGAGCATGGATCGGGACAATTTGAAGCTGGCCGCGCGCAAGCCGCAGGCCGCTTAACCATTACCGTCGCCGGGTTACGGGCGTTTGAGAGCGTGTCTCACACAACACGCGGTGCCGCCGACCAACGGGCGTATGTGACTAATCACACAAACTAGGATGCCATGACTGAATCTCTGGACAATATCCTGTCCGGGAGCGGCGAAGCCGTGTCTCAGACGGAAACGCTTGCCGATGGAAAATCGGCTGTTGAGGAACAAGCGACGCAGGCTGAAGGCGAAAGCCAGCAGCAGGCCAATGCAGACGACAACGAAGGCCAGCAGCAGGGCGGACAAAAGACCGTTCCGCATGAAGCCCTCCACGCCGAGAAGCAAAAGGTCAAGCGTTACACCGAGGAAGTATCGAGCCTCCGCCAAGAGATTGCGGACCGCGATGCTGCCTGGGAGCGCCGCATAGCGCAGCTTGTCGAGGCCCAAAAGCCGAAAGCTGAACCTCAGCAGAAGCCGGATTGGTTTGAGAACCCGGAAGCCGCAACGCAACACGCTGTGCGGGAGACGATAAGTCCTCAACTCGATCAGGTCACGACAACCTTGATGGCCACCGCTCAGATGGTGGCAGGCATCAAGTACGGCGATGACAAGGTGGCGGAGGCAGAGCAGGCGTTTCTTGACGCGATGCGAAGCCAGAAGCTCGATCCAGCAGATTATCACAAAGTGGCAAACAGCCCGAACCGCTATGCGTCGGCTGTTCAGTGGCATCAGCGCCAGCTTGCTCAAGCAGAGATCGGTGACGATCCGGCGGCCTACAAGGCCAAGCTGGAAGCCGAAGTGCGCGAGAAGGTCTTGGCAGAACTTCAGCAGGGCGACGGCCAGCAGGCGCAACAGCGTCAGGCCGCGATGCCCTCCAACTTCGCATCGGCCCGCAACGTGGGCAATCGCAGCGCCGGTCCCGCGTGGTCCGGGCCTGCATCCATTCAGGACATCTTCAAGCGATAACCCGCCGTCACGACGGCGCGCGAACAGGTGTCCGCATCCGAAAGGATAGACATCCATGGCTGACTCTCGTGTAGCCTCCGGCCTCACTGTCGAACAGTGGGACGACAAGTTCTTCACCGAATACCTGACCGAAAACCGCTATTCCGGCGAAATGGGTACGGACGAAAGTTCGATTATCCAGGTCAAGGAAAACCTGACCAAGAAAAAGGGCGACCGCGTTAACTTCGCGCTCGTCAACAAGCTGACCCAGGATGCGATCACTGGTCGCGACGTTCTGGAAGGCAACGAAGAAGACATGGCCTCGCGCTCGTGCGAAGTCACTGTCAACAAGCGCCGTAACGGCGTTCGCGTCGCTGAAATCGATGAGCAGTATTCGGCAATCGGCCTCCGTGAAGCTGGCCGCTCGGTCCTCAAGGAATGGTCCCTGAAGGATACCGAAACGCTCATCACCAAGTCGCTCGGCACCATGACTGACGGCACTTCCGTCATCAACATGAACGCCACTGATGTGGCCGCTGGCGGCAACCAGACCGCGCTTGACGCATGGTTGGTGAACAACAGCGACCGCGTGTACTTCGGCAACAACGCCTATACGGCAAAGACTGACTTGTCGGCTGGTCTGGCGACGTTGACCAACGCGACCGCGACCGAGAACTTCACCTCGGTAAACGCCAAGGCCATGAAGTTCATGGCGACGGTGACTGCGAACCCAAAGATTCGCCCGATCCGTGTCGATGCATCGAAGGGCCGCCGTTACTTCATCGCGTACTGCCACCCGCTGGCTTTCCGCGATTTGCAGGCGGACACCACGATCACGCAGGCACAGCGTGAAGTGAAGCTTGAGATGGAAAACAACCGTCTCTTCCAGGGCGGCGATCTGCTCTGGAACGGCATCATCTTCAAGGAAGTGCCGGACATGTACGACATCAACACCCTGACCAATCTGGGCGACTCCAGCACTTCGACCGTTGTGCCGGTGTTCCTGTGCGGTGCGCAGGCTGTTGGCGCGGCATACGCAAAGCGCTGGACCTCGAAGGAACAGACCTTCGACTACGGCGACAAGCGCGGCGTGGCTATCGAGTCGATCTACGGCATCGAGAAGCTGACCTTTGGCACGGGCGGCAGCGACCGCACGACCCCGAAAGACTTCGGTGTTGTGACCGGCTTCTTCTCCGTCTCGGCAACCTCGTAAGGAGTCTGACACATGGCTATCGGAACTGTTGCTTCCGCTCAGGTTGCCTCTGGCAAGCCTGTAGCGGGCCATGGCTTTGCGGGAAACCTCAAGGTCGCTTATGGCACGTATAACATTGGCTCTGCGGTTGCGCAGAACGACGTTATCCAGATGTGCCGCACCCCAAAGGGCGCGGTCATTCTCGACGTTGCCATTTTCGGTCAGGACATCGACACCGGCACGGAAGCGCTGGACTTCGATGCTGGCTACGCCGCTAACGGTGTGGACGCTGCCGACACTGACGCGTGGGGCGTGTTCGTGAACGTCACCGGCGACGGTATCGGAAACGACACTGCATCCGTGCGGTTGTTCGGCGCTGGTGTTCTTGCGTCGGGCGGCCCGAAGACTCTGGGCGCGGAGACCGTGCACCAGATCATCTTCAACGCAGCGGCGAACGCAGGCGGTACTGGCCGCCTCAACATGCTGGTCTACTACATCATCCCATAACGGCAATTGAGCGGGGGCTTCGGCCCCCGTTCTTCTTTTGAGGGCCACGCATGTCCAAGACAGCCGACAATCTCGTTTATGAGGTCGCCGCCATTCTCGGCAAGGCTGTTGCCGGTGAGGCGCTTGGCCAGCCTGAGTACGACACAATCGACAACAACATTGATCCTGTTCTCGCTGAGATTGAGAACATTGTCTATGTGGGCGACCGCGACGACATTCCGGATCGCTATTTCCAGACCATCGCGCGGTTGGTTGCAGTTCATTCGGCGGCGAAGTTCAGCAACGCGCCCGTCGATCTCGTGGAAGTGACGAAGCACGAGAACAGGCTTCGTGATCTTGCGGCCTCGCAACCGACATACCAAACGCAGAAGGCGGTCTATTACTAATGACCGCAATCCCGTTCCCCTTGCTGTCCGCACCGGGGCGAAAGCCACAGTCAGCGGGCGGCAGGCTTATCAATTGCTTCCCTGAGAAACTGAGCGGGACCGCTGGCGAGCAATACATCTATTGGCGCGCGCCGGGCCTGAAGACATTCGGCACAAGCGAGGGCGCAACATTTCGAGGCGCGCTGCAAGTCGGCAGTACGGTTTATGCCGTCATTGACGATACAGCCTATTCGTTTTCGTCGTCTGGCGGGGAGGGAACGCCGCTTTCCGGAACTGTGCCGGGAACTGCGCCGGTCATCATGGCGCGCGATAACGCCGCGACGCCGCACATCGCCATTGTCTCACCCGGCGATGGCGTGGTGCAGATCGCGAGCGGCTCGGTTTCTTCGTGGCCGGATGCTGACGTAGGTCAGCCCAACGCTGTCGAGTTCATGCGCGGCGCGTTCTTCTTCACGTATGGCGATGGGAAAATCCGCAACTCAGGTATCAATTCGACC